CCAGTCCTTCTTGATCGCTCGATGTCGATTGAGCGTGCGCTGGTCCAGCTGAACTGGTAGCTTGATGTCGCGACGCTGCAGCGAAGCCAGCGACGGAATTTCGTTCCACTTACGCCTAATCGAGTACCGTCCAAGCATTGCGTGGAACGCCTGCGGGTCACGTACCTTTCCGACGATTGTTGCGTACTCGCCTTGGAAGGTATGGCAAATGTCGCGGACGAACTTTGCCCTGGCATTGAAACGCCAACGCACCGGGTCGCACAGCGACAGGAACGGAAAGATATCGCCTGCGTCCCGCACCAGCGGTGTACCGGATAGGCACCAAATCGGCGTCGTGAGATGCTTTGAGCGTGTCTTGGTTCGTAGGCGGTAGATCTCTTTCCATGTCGCACCCTTGGCCTTGCGGAGCCGGTGCGATTCGTCGAACGTGTATGACCTCCAGCGGGGATCGAGTAGCTGTTCGCTGTAGGTATTCCACGTATTGTACGATACAATGCTGATTGCGGTTTCGCCAGTGAGCGCAGCGAGTTTCTCGGTCGGACGCGACGCTGCTGTGAAGATGGAAATCTCCTCGCTGGGTGCGCCCCACTCGATAAGCTCGCTGCGCCACTGAGCGGCCAAATGCGCCGGAACGGTAATAAGCGCCGGGTAGCTATCGGACCTTGCTATCGCATTGATCGCGACAGCTGTCTTCCCGGCACCCTGCGGGTCGAAGCACCCGTAGGTCGTATGAAGCAGGAAGCGTTCGATCGCTATCTCTTGCTCCGGCGTTGGCTTCATGGGTCAGCAGTGGTTAACGCCGGTAATGTCACCAGCAGAGAGCGACTGTCCGTCGCTGTTGTTAAACGCATCGACCCAGGTCTCGCAGGTATTCGGTGCGTTGTAGGTCCACGACCAGTCAATCAGGTTGGCCGGACCAGAGAACGACGTGCCGCCGGGGAAGAACTTCTCGTACCAGGTGCCGGTTGACGGTGAATCACCGCTCACCGTTGACGGGACCAGTCCGGCGTCCGGTGCGTTTGAGGAGGCGTAGAACTCGATGTGACTACCGCCGGAGAAGTTGCCGTCCACGGTTCCGGAAATGTGCATTCCCGTGTCTAGACCTTGATTGGGCGTGAAAGCGTTCGTGATGGTCTCGAACGTGCCACTGTCAGTGAACGTGCCACTGTAGAACCAGCAGGTCGGAACTCCGCCGCCGCAGTGCGAGACGTCGGATGCCTCGTGCCGGGTAATCGAGATCGTGCGAACGAATGCGTCCTTGGCCCAGAAGCCGTTGCCGCCACTGTCGTCACGGTTGGTGACCGAAGTCGTTGCCATAACGCTCAGGTCGGACGGTCCTGGTGGACCCTGTGGTCCGGTTGGGCCAGTCGCTCCGGTGTCGCCTTGTGGTCCCTGCGGTCCCGTGGCGCCGGCGTCACCCTTGGGTCCGGTCGAACCCGTTGGACCTGCTGGGCCAGTCGCTCCGGTCAGGCCCTGGATGCCTTGCGGTCCCTGCGGGCCGGTCTGGTTCCAGTGGATGCCGAACGAGCCGAGCGGGCAGGTGACCGGAACGGTGTGAACGTTCCACAGTACCCGGGTTGGCGTACCGCTGGTCTTGACGCAGCCGTAGTAGATCTTCGGCGTGGTAGTAACGCTTGAAGCTGCAAGCGAAGTTCCTGCAGCTCCGATAAGACCGGCAACTGCAACGAGCGCAATTGCGAGCTTCGTAAATCGTGACTTCATGTTCGCCTTTCTAGAACCTAATAGGAACGAATCTTGTTAGATGGCCTCACCTACTTTACTGGAACGTTACAGCGCCGGGTATGCGATCTGGCTGTACCGGCTTGAGGGTTGGTGCCGGGTACTGGTGCGTGTGCGGTGACAGGTAACCGACGATTGCGATGATCGTGGTTACGCTGAGTGCGACTAGCGTCGTTGACGGTGGCTTGATACCCGGTGCGTACTCCTGCAGCACCTGCGCGACAAGTGACGTGACCAGCCCGGCGAAGGCGGGGAGCGCGACCTTGGTCTCCGGAGGTCCGGTGAAGATGGTCATTGTGATCCGGCTCCGTTCTGCGTTGTGCCGCCGCTGAGGATCTTCTTTCGGAGATCGCGCAGGCCCTCGACCATCTCAGTGACGCTTCGAACGGCGAACTCATGCGGAATCTCGAGGACTGGCAGGTCCGCCTTACCGAACAGAACTCCCTTCCCGATCTCCGGGTTCTTCATCGTGACGACGAGGTGCCAGCCGTATTCGCTGGTTCCGTTCGGCATCCCGATCGAGATCAGGCGGACCAGGTAGCCGAAGATCGAGGCTTCCTTCCCGGCCACCTGCTGAATTATCGCGTTGATCTGGTCTTCGGTACGGACGCGATGGTTAATCGGCATCGGCGATCTCCTTCATCTTGCGGCGCATGACGGTTGCTTTGTGGTGATTCATCTTGTGGCGAACCCGGCGACGCTGCGGACCGGTATAGCCACCTTCGCTACCCAGCAGATGGATTCGCTTGCCGCTGGTCTGTCGGAGGTAGTTGACCTTGCGCGCACGCGTTGTCATCGGCTTGGCGTGGCCGCGTGCTTTGTTCGCTTCCTTCTCTTTCGCTGTCTTAGCGCTCAACGTAGATGCTCCAGTAGCCATACGGCTGGTCGGGGGTTAAGCTTACCGCACGTCGGGCACATCGCTCCGCCGCCGGGTACGTTCAGCCAGAATGCATTGACGCCAAGTTTCTGCGCTGAACGCACTGCCCTGAGTAGGGCGAGGCCGGTAGCGACGAACGCACTAAGAAAGATGACGGAAGGCAGGGGGTATCGTTCCCCCTGCCTTATCCGCCGTTGTTGGGACGGGTTACTCGTCCTCGCCCCACGAGTCCTCATCGGCCTCGTCATCGTCCGACTCGTCCTCGGACTCCTCAGCGGAGTCCTCGGTGCCCTCGACGTCGCCGTCCTCCGACTCGTCCTCGGACTCCTCATCGCCGGACTCGGCCTCGTCCTCCGACTCGGTGTCGTCTTCCTCGAGCTCGGCCTCGTCCTCTTCGGCTTCCGGCTCGGCCTGCGCCGATCCACGCCGGGGAACGTACTTCTCGGTCGGCCTCTCCTCGCTCAGGAACTTCGGCGAGACCTGCCGGGTGTACTGCGCGTCCTCGTCGAGAGCGCGTCCCTTCTTCGTGCTGAGCGCCCGGACCTTGACTAGGTTCCGGCCACGGACCTCATCGAAGCCCTCGATGATGACCTCGACACCGTAATAGCTGGCGCGGGTCAGGAACATGTGCGCCCCGACCTCGAGCTCGCCCTGGATCGACGTCATCTGCTCCTTCCGGGCTTCGTTCGCAGCGGCCCGCTTGACCTTGGCGCGCTCCTTGAGCTTCTTGAACGCGGCCTGCTTCCGGGCTTCCTTCTCATCGGCCTTCTGCTTCGCGAGCTCGGCCTCGGTGGGCTCAGCTGGCTTGGACTCCGGCTTGGTGCCGCTGGTCTTGGGCTTCGCGCCCGCTGGCCGCGGCTTCGTGGCGGTGGTGCCCGCGGCCTTCTTGGCGCGGAGCTGGTCCGAAACTGTAGCCATGGCTACGTGTCCTTCCTCGATACGCTGTGCTTCATCTGCAAACCCCAGTGTAGCATAACCGCAAATGCGGTGTCAAGCTCCACTGGAATCGACCTTACGACTTTCCGGGAAAATGCGCACGGCAATACGCAAGCTCCTCCGCGGTGAATTTCGGCTTCGTCCCACGAATCGTTCCGCTCCGTGGTGTACCGTAGATCGCTTGTCGACGCGTTCCGGTACGCCTAACCGTTGCTTCGCTCTTACCCTGGATCGCAGACAGCGTCTGAAGCGCAACCTTCTGCTTCTTCGAACGCGGTGCCACGGCTCCTACGGTGGCGACGAATAGCGCTTTTCGAATAGCGCCCATCTCTTTTACACCTCCTCGATACACCTGAATTGACCGGAGTCCGAACTCCCACTACTGACCTAGCGCCGTTTGCCAGGCACACAAGGTCTACTCGCTGTAGACCGGCTATCCCTGAGCACGCTGCTCAAGGCTGGTATTGCGCTCAACCTCCCGGACGATCTTCTCCCGAACCCCACTAGGTCCGTGGTCCGAACGTTCGGACTCCGGGCCGGTCCCGGTGTAGGTCCAGCTTTTAACGGTCACCTACACCGGAGCTCCGGTAATTCTACGTCGCGTCGTTATTCGCCTCCGTACTTGAGGCCGAACTTCTTCGCGCACACGGGACCGACCATGCCGCGGACGCTCTTCTCGCGCTTGAGCCCACGGCCACAGAAGCAGCGACCGTACTCGATCATAAACTCGGCCACTTCGACCTCAGGCATACGGTCGTCCTCGGTGAGCTTGGTCAGCACTCCGGGTGCGTACTCGAGCTCGCGCTTGACCGTGGTTCCGGCCTTCGTAACTCGTGGCGTGCACTTGACGACGCGGTTGGCGTAGCTCCGGGTGCCCTGCTTGTTCGGCTTGCACACGAAGACCTCGCCACGGTACTTGAAGACACCCAGCGTGACACCTTCGGTGCTGAGACCATTCGAGGCTGACTTCGGCTGACGCTGCGCCACATTCAAGCGACGGTTCATCGTACGCTTTCCGGCCTCGACCTGGTTCTCGGTCAGCGGCTTGTGTTCGGTCAGCCACTCAGCCAGCGAGGTGAGGAACGGGTTCGGGTACGCCTCGGTCTCGTCCCGCATCCGGTCCCGGTACCCAGCGAGGTAACGGACAAGCTCGCGGTTACCTTCCGCGTTGCACCACTGCTTGAACTCGGCGCGCTTCTTGTCCATCGTGGCCGCCTTGCGGGCATCGGAGTTCACTTCCCGCTTGGACGCCGTTTCCCTGTACGCCTTGAGTGCCGTTGCGAACACCTCCTCGCGCTCCGACCAGATACCGCCGTGGTTGACGCCGCCGCATGCGCACTCGCAGTGCACTCCGGTAGCACCCATGCACCGGTCATCGCAGTTCATACCGACCTCGATGCCGTACACGCGCTCCATCTCGACCTGGCGCTGGCACTCGGGGCAGGTGCTGAAGTGCTTGTCGGCCCACGGACTCTTCGGGAACTTCGTGTCCGTCTCACGTAGCGGTCGCTTGCACCGCTTGCAGACACCGAGGAACAGATCCAGCGGCTCCGCATCCGTGATCTCGTAACGTATGGCCATCTTGTTGACGCACCTCCTCTCCTCCAGCTCCAAGGCTAGCAGACACCGGAATACCTGTCAAGTGCGGTTACTTTCCTGCTTCCAACCTTCTAATGATCTCCTCGGCAGTCTCCTTGTCCGGACATTCGATCCAGCCTTTGATCTCGGTCAGATCAGCTACGGGCTCACTGCAGATGCTGACGCCCCAAGGACCATTCGCCTCCGGATGGTATGCGACCAGCGTACACTTGAAGTCGATCATCGTAGCACTCCGTCCTGATACTGCTTCGGACGGGCACCGATCAGCTGAACGTGAAGCACAGCCCTGTCGTCGTCCAGCGAGGCTATGCTCGTAGCCGACAGGTGCTGCTGGCACGACAGCCGTTGCTTGTCGCTTGTTGTTGTCGAAACGATCCACACGGCATCGTGAACGCAGGTCTGAGCTGGTACGCGTGACGGGAACCACGTCCACTCGCACCGTTCCTTTACCTTGTTCACTGAGCTGACTCCTTCGCTGGAATGATTCGTCCGCAGGCGTGACAGCGGAGTATCTTGTTGGTCGTGTCCCAGTACACCGCCTTAACGTGACACTTGCGGCATTCTTTGTTCACTTGTCGCCGTCCTTCTTCTTCTTGTCCTGCTCCTTGCCGACCTTCTTCACATCGCGGCGAGCTTGCTTGGTCACTTGCCTCTCGCGACGATCGAGCTTGCGTAGTCCCTTGCGGACCTTTCTCGCGCTGGGTTCCGGCTTTGGCTTCGTCATCGCTTAGTACTCCCTCCAGCCCGGCGGAAGCATGATCGAATCGTTCGGCGAACTTCCGGCTTTCTGCCAGTCCTCCGTAGCTGCGTCAATCGCACGCTTTGCTTCCCGGGAACAGTTCTGAGCTTCGCTGCGTGTCACATGTGCGTGCGTGCAGACGTAGTACGGGTATTTAGCTTCGCGGAGGACGCCGTACCAGACCGACTTGCTGAACGAACCGGCGTAGAGCGGCATTACAGCGCCAGTCCGTTCACGATATCGCGGGCCTCTTCCTTAGCGGTCTCGAGCGACTCGGCGAGCTCCTTCGCGTACTTCTCATCGTCCTCTTCGTCGGCGTCCGGCTCATCCGGGCTGAAGCCATCGAGATCGCTGATGTACGACTCGAGCGTGTCGATCGTATCACGAGTATTAGCTTCGAGAGCTGGCATTGCTTCGATCGCCTGCTCGTATTCGTCGATGACCTCCTGCACGCTACCGGAGCAATCTTCGAGAGCCGATTGGATATCCTCGATCGACTCGGCACTGTCAATCGCTGACTCCGCGTCTTCCTGCGCTGCGAACACGCCGGAAAGCTTGCTAAGCTCTAGCTCACTTCGGCGTGGCGTGCACTCCGGCTTCATGCAGCGAACGACCTTGCGGTTGCCACGGAACTGTGGCTTGAAGTAGCGGTACGGACCGCCCTGCTTGAGCTCGTCACCGCACACCGTGCACTTGCCGGGGTCCTTCATCGCCGTCTGAACGGTCTTGAGCTTAACTTGGCCCATCGCTGGTCTCCCTTACGCTAGGTTTAGCTTCTTCTTCGTTTTCGGGCCGGCTACGTCAATGTACTTCGGCTCCTGGGTCGACCACATGTACGCAGCGTCGACCCAGAGCTGTTTCTGCCTGTCCGGTGCATTGGTCGGCACGTATACGCGCATTGACCAGTACTCGCCACGTCCACGCGCAAGCACAACGAACCGTACGGTCTCAGGCTTCCAGTCGGGAGGTAGCTTACTGGTCAGCTCCCACACTTCGCCTACCTTAGGTAGGCCGGTTGGCGTTGGCATCCGCTTCGACCTTCGTGAACAGGAACAGGCCGTTTTCGGTTCGCTTCGGCTTCGCTGGACCAACGTAGTCCAGCTCGAACACTAGGTCGATGTCACCGTTACGACACGGGACGATCTTGATGTCGAGTATCCGCGTCGAGTAATCCCCGGGCGGTAGATCGTCCGGGACTCCGTTGATGTGATAATTCGCGCTCACGACACATCGACCCAGCGAAGGCACGTCCGAAGCACGTGGTCGTAGTTGTTGGCCTTGCTCAGACCGAATGCCCCGTCCGGGTGCGTGCACTCCTTCGCGAAGGTACCGATCTCGAGCTTGGACACGTTCGCCTTGCGCATCGCATGGCGTACCGTCCCGATCAGCGCATACGAGTTACCGTCCGTACCGGAAAGCTTGACGTGCACGGCGGGGTAGCGAACGTCACCGGACCTGTCCGGAATCAGCACTCCGTGTGCCGCGGCCAGCTTCGGCGGTGCGTTGACGTCCTGGTGTGGCGCTTTCCGCTTCTTTCCAGCGGCCAACGCTAGTGCCTCCTCACTAGATCCGGCGGGTCCGCTTATCGCGAACTCCTTGGTCCATACGCTGTCCGTGCCCGGCTCGAGACGATATACGACTACGCGGTACTTGTCGCCCATGTCTGCCTCCTCTTAGCGATCATAACCTCGTATGACCGCTTGCGCTCGGCCGCCGCCCGTCCGAATTCTCGGTACTTCGGTGCAAGCCGCTTGTTCTGCTCGATAGATTTGCGAAGCGTCTCGTTGAGCCTCAGCAGGGAAGCAGCGTAATCCGGAAACTCGTCCTCACGCTTAGCGAACCAAGCTGCGTTCTCCGCGTTTAGCTCAATCTGAGCTTCGAGGTGAACTATCTCGCGCTCAAACTTGCGGGAGCGTCGGTAGTACCTCGAAGCGTCGCGACGAGCATCGGTAACTTCCTGCTCGAGGTCAATCGTGTACGTCATCGGGGTTCGCACCTACCCTTCTCCACCTGCAGTATAGCCGAATAACAAAAGCCTGTCAACGCTTTCCTACGTTCAAGGTCCGGTCCGGGCCCAGCTTCACATTTGCTGCCCGACTTCTCGGCAGCCTAGGTCCGGACCGGGCGTTCAACGCACGGCGCCGATAGTCGTCGCTATATCACTTGCCGCCTGGCCTCGCTCCGGGAGTTCCGGGCGGATCGGGGCGCCCACCTCCAGGCGGAGGCGGTGGCTTGGGACCACGCATCGTTATCACCTCCTTTCGGTACATGTAACATAGGCCGATGTGCAGCGCGGAACGGCTACTTACCGCCCTTTCCGGACTTGCCGCCACCGCCGCTCAGGTTACCGCCGTGATGATCGCCGTACTTGCCGGTCTTGTCGATGTTGCTCTTGCCGCTGTCGGTGCTTCCGGGCTTTCCGTGTGCTCCGGAACCGCCCTTTCCGCCTCCGCTCTTCGGTGCCACGCTTACCTCCTTTCTACGAAATCCGCACCTGAGATGATCGTGCCGGTGCTTAGCACGACCTGAACGTTCCGCTCCGACCTCACGGACAGCTTCGTGGTGTAGTTCGTTCCACCGCGAACGGCATATTTGAGGGACTTCGGGGCCGCAATTACGAGATCCTCACCGTGCCGGACAATTTCCCGATCACGGTCCAGATAGCCAGCGGGAGTCATTTCTATGTCGCAATGAACGTGGGCGCGCTTACTGTCGTTGAGTGGCGGATGACCGCAGATCATCACTTGCGACACCCAGAAGTTTTCGTGGGCGCGCCAGCGAAGCACCTCGCTGGTCAGCTCAGCGTCAAACCCGATGCAGTCGCCCTCGTGGATCCGAACCGGTCCGTGCTCCAGATAGGCCTTCTTGACCAGGTCGAGAGCGATAAGCAGCTGACGCTTTGTCGCTCCGTCCCCGGTACCGGTGATACCGATCTCGTAGTAGGTCACTCCACGCCCCATCCTACCCCGTCCGCTAAGCTGATCGGGTCGAGAATTGCTGAGGACTGGCCGGGGAACCAGCAATCGTCATCGCCCTCGAGTTGCTGATCCCACTGGACGACCGGACCTTCGCTGTCGATCAGGCACTCGTAATCGTCACTGACCAGCTCGCGGTTGGCCGCCCTAGCACCGGCACAGATAGCGACGAAGATTCCGTGGGCGCGAACGCTACGGGCCCACTTGACTACGGTACCGGTCCGTCCTTCGTAGGTCCGCCTATGCCCCGCGAACCGGACCCGAGTACCCTGCTGGTGCGGATTCCACTCCTCGGAATTCGGGGGGAACGGGATCTTCACGAACGCTAGCGCTGGGAGCTCCTCCGCACCCTCCACGCCAAGCGACTTGGCCATCTGGAAGAAACCGTCACCGGGAACGCCAACCTGGTCACCGTTGCTTTCATGCATACCTAACCACCTCCACCCTCAATAGTAGCACGCAACTGCTTACCTGTCAACTGTCGTTTCCGTAGCGTTCAATCGGCGGTACGTATTCCTCTGGATCGAAGGGATCGTGAACGTCCTCTGCGTGGGAAGAATCCGTACAGAGGCACGGTGGACGTTGCGTGCAGCGACCATGATCGCCTTCGCGACACCAGGGACATAGCATCTCGGCGCACTGGTGCTCGTTGTAGCCATCGTGGCCGATCATCGCACCGCACTCCGGACACGGGTTCAGCTGGTAACCGCATTCGCGATCCGGGCACTCGCCGTCACAGTCCTCTTCGTAATGCGGGTCCGGGTACGTTAGCTCATTCATGGCGGTTTCTCCTAACCTACTATTCCGGTGATCCGCTGATACCAGTCGCGAAGATCGTCCACCGACACCTGGAATACCGGAGCGTCGCATGCCTCGATCATCTCCTCGACAATGTCACGGAGAGGGCTGACCGCGTTGTTCCAGCGGCGGGCCTGTTGGTGGAGCTTCGTGGTCTCATCCAGCGAAGCGATCATCTCCGCATCCGGGTAAGCCACTTCCTCCTCGACGTCTTCCTGGTTGACAACGAAGCGGCGGTGCGGTTCCATTGCCGGGGCGTTGTGCTCCGGGTCCGGCATGAATGCTGACGGCCGCTGGCCCTGGAACTCGAAGCCGATGGCGTGGGAGTGATTCCGGAGAACGCTTCGCGTTTCCGTCACGAAGCTTGGGTCGGCGGATACCGCCTTTACGACCTCGGCCATGATCTCGTTCAAGCTGGCGAGGTTCTGGTGTACCGGATTGTCTTTCACGGTGTCGCCTCAACTTCCTTGATCTCGTAGGTCACGTAGCCGCCCAAGGACAGATCCTTGATCGTGGTCGTCACGACCATCTCCGGCGTGACCGGATCGGCGGGTCGCTTGAGACCGTTAAAGTGCGTGGCCTTGTCGCCGATCTTGAACGTGAACGTTCCGGACAGGAACGCGATGTCGTGCTCAGTTACGTTAGTCGCGTATTCCGGCTTTGCGGTTATCGTTGCCTCGTAGTGCTTCATCGGGATGCCTCCAGTATCGCGGCTACTTCGTCCTCGGGGATATATTCGAGCTTCAGCAGGCACTTACGCCACTTGCTGCCCTGCGGGCCGGGAGTGTCAAATGACGCTATGAGTGGGATGCACTCGGCGCATGGCGGGTTTATCTTCTGGAAGCCGATCGCGTGACCCCATGCCGCCTGTGCCGCGCACCCGAAGCACAGTCCAGCGATGAGGTACCGCTTGTTCTTTCGGTCCCAGACCCGGGCCTGGGAGATGGTCTCCGGTTCGATCTGGCTTCGCTTCGCCTCCACTCGCTTCTGAGCGAGTTGATCGCGCCGCTGGGCCCTACGCTTCGCGGTTCGCTGGGTCACCTGTCGCTGGACCTGCCTACGCACCATCGCTGCCTCCTCGCACCCTGCACCTACTATGCCTACAGCATAGCATACATGCGTATTCCTGTCAACCGGCTATTCCTGGTTGGTCCTTGCCACCGGATAGCTTCCCGGTGCCCAGGTCGACACGCTTCCCGGCCTCGTAGCCTTCGACCTGACCGGCGGTGAAACGGGTGCGTGACCTACGGGCCTTGGCCAGCTTGGGATACGCTTTACCGACCTCCTCCGTAACTGCTTCGTTCTTGTCGCGGAGAACCAAAGCCGAAGTTGGTGTGCCGCTTTCCTTCGTTACTTCCTGCTTGGCCCGCGCTGTCTGCGTTGACAGACCGACAGCAAACCCCTGCCACCAGCCACGCCGATAAGTGCGGGGAACGGCCCCAGCGGGAGGTAGTGCCGTGGCGAAGGTCATTTCGCCTTGTGCGTACACCGACTCTAGCAGCACCCGAAACAGCTTCATGTCCGACTCGAACCCGAATACGTGCAAGCGGTTCTTGAACCCGGCCAGGCGAATTGGCGTGCAGCCGGTGTGAACAGCGATCAGGTTGAGCACCGTCATCTTCTGAATGAACGGCTTCGGCGCGTTGTAGAAGATCGTGATGACCTTCTCCTTGATCTCGCCACGCTCATACGCCAGTGCCCAATCGATCTCGTATTTGGTCGCGAGCTCGAATGCTTCCTTGCGGAATAGCTCCCGCTCCTCCGCACTGTCCGTGCTCTCCGCCTTGGCGACCATCTTGCGGATGATATCGAGTGCCTTCTCGGGGGACCAGATCTTGGCGTTCATCGCAGTGTTCCTTTCACTTCATCGAGGAGCTTGATGGCGCGCTGACGCTCAAAGCTGCGGCCCGACTCGAATGCCGACCGGCACGCCTCGTTGATCGCTCCGCGTGGACGGTAACCGAACTCGAGGTAGTGCCAGGTCGCGAACGCTTCATCGCCACTGTCCTGGTGTCCCGAACCGTGGTATTGCACGATGTGCTCGGGTGGCGTGTAGACAGTGGCGGGGCGGTTAAGCTCGCGATCCCACTTCACCGGCTCGTTGCTGACCGTGATGTCGGTGTCGATGTTCGTGACGTGGAACCCGGTTTCCTCGAAGCGACCCCGGATGATTGCCGGTACCTTGTGCAGTTCCTCCTCGAAGGGGTCATCGATCTCCACGGTGACCTGGAAGGTGCGCTGCTTCATCGTAGTTACCTGCTCTCGTTGTAGTCGGAATAGCCATCCAGCGGGCACGTTCCGCGGTGCCACTTGTTGCACGCACCGCAATGCCACTCGGGCTCTACTTCGTTCATCGCTTCCACGAAGCACTGGATGCACCGGTCGTGGTAAACCGCCTGGCATGACTGGTGCTCGCAATCCGCACCCGTTCGCTCGTCATAGCACGTTGGGCCGAGGATGCAGGTGTGACCGTCCTCGCGAACGATGGCATCAAACTCATCGAGGCTGAGGCCCGCTGCATTGGCCTGCGTCATCCGCTCAGCGGTTGGCCGGTGGTGGACCGGAATTCGGGACCAGTCAAAGCCCTTGCCGATTACCAGCGACGGGCAGCTGATCGGGCCTACGTGCGGGTGGGTGCCTTGGCAATACGGGCACGTGTCTACTTTTTGCACGGTCAGGACCTCCACGCCCACTTGGGCGCATATCCGCTTTCGGCGTATGGTGCCGAGCCTACTGCGATCCACAGCATGTCGTTGTCGCTGTGATCGTTGGCTTTGTCGTTCGCGATTGGCGCCTCGGGGCACTCTTCGCCATCGTGGTCCGCGTCTTCGCCACACCCCGGGCACATGTCCTTGTCGGGTATCGTGACCGAGTCGACGGTGCCTCGCAGCGGCCAGTTCTGCTGGAACGCGATGCGCACCTCGGTGTCGCCACCCATGTCGTTGCGGGCATCCTCGAGCTCGGTGATCAGTTCATCTAGGGTGGTCATGGTCGCTCCTCCTGCTGGGCACATACACAGTATACATGCGGTCGGGTTAGCCGGAAAGTCCCTATCGCGGGTAGCCATCCGGGCCGAACAGGATGTCGACCTTCGCGAACGCTACCTTGCTCATGGACGTATCTCCTTCTTCTCGATCTGGTACACGGGGCCTTCCCCGTCGGTTTCCATCGCGAACCATACGTTGTGGAAGTAGCGGCCCGTGGAGGGGAAGGTCACGGGGTCAGCAGCGAACTTCCACTCGGTGAGCTCGAAATCCTCTTCGCCTTCGAACTGCTCGGTGAAGGTGGCGAGGCAAGCATCTTGGGCACCGGCCAGCGAATAGAATACGCCGACAACCTCAACGTTGTTGTCCTCGTCACTTTCCGTGGCCACGTACACGCGCTCCGGGGTAATACTCATCGCAGGTTACCTGCTTCCTTCTGGGCTTTGATGTCGGCGGGGGTCCGGGTGTCTACCAGCGGGGCATGGCCGGTGATAGTGGCGCGGAATGCCCGCATGGCCTGCTCTGCGTTCAACCTTCCGTTGTCACTCATCGTCACCTTACTGCGTTCTGCTTGGTGTGGCGCTTTGCCGCTATCTTCGCTGCCTCGGCTCGGGTCAGCGGACCGTGGTATCCAGCGGCGTGAACGCGGGCCCTGCGGTTGCTTGGCGTGTCTTTCAGAGACTCGCTGATCCGCTTGGCCTGCAACGCGAATAGCCATTCCTCGGTGTGCTGGCCTTCCTGCTGGGCGCGAACCGTGAAGGGGCTGGGAGCGTTCATGGCGGTTACCTTTCCTCTTCAACCGTGACGGGCACGGCCAGCTTAGCGTACTTCTTCGCGATGGCATTGGCCTCGGCCAAGGTCACCCCGGTGGCTATGATCATCGGGAACAGGTTACCCTCGGGGGGAGCGCCACAGCCACACTTGGCACTTCCCTTGCAGGTGATTACGGTGTTAGCGACTACCTTGTAGGTCATCGTCCCTGCCGGTTCTTCTTGGCCTGCTTGATGGACTGCTCGTATTGCCGGCCCTTGTCACCCTCGGGGCTATACTTCCAACATACCGGGGTGCGGGGCTCGGTGGCCGGGGCATTCGGGTTAACCTGGGCCTGGAACACATCCCGGGTTAGTACCTTCTCATCGGCCGGGAGGACACCTTGGCCCGATCCCCTGGCGCGGTATCCATAGGGACTGGCGTTCCTGCGGCCCCGGCCTTCGTTGTAGGCCCGGATGGTCTTTGATTGCAGGATTCCCCTTCGGGATGTTACCTCCTTAGGGGTAAGGGTGCGCTTGGTCACCGTGACGTTGCCGTGGTAATCTGTCTCCGTGGTGGTGAGGATGGTGGCCATGTGGGGACCCTTCTGTTGTTCCTTGTGTTCCACTAGGAACAACACGCCAGGGGCGAGGGTTTATGCCCGTTGGGGCGCGGTCGGTGCGGTGACATATCTCACACACCGTCCCGGTTGACAGGGTCGCCCTGCGTGGTGTAGTGGCAATTTGTCCGCTATGTCAGCGTAGGGGTAGTTGCCTGGGAGGGCCTGCCTCAAGTTGATCAAGGACCTGAGCTGGGGCTGGGCGGGGCTACGGGGTGTGAGCGGGGTCAGGTGCCCGAATTGCCCCTGAGCTGGGGCTTTGCGGTGGAGGGTGCCCAGGCAGGGTACTGGGGCCAAGTGATATACTACGCCATATCCGGTTTGGATGGCGTGGTTTGGGCGAGCTGCTGAGCCATTTCGTGAAGGTACATTGCGTATGCCATCAGGGCGAAGTTGGCTTTGTCGAGGTAGGTATCTTCGATAGACTCGTTCTGAGGGGGCTTACCCGATCGCCGTAGGGTTTTCAAGCGAGAGAGTTTCTGCACCTCATTAAAGTCCGCCGCCTCGTAGAGTTTTAGGTCGAAATGGTCAGCGGTTGCACGGAAATTGCTCCACGCATCCTCTCCGGCATAATCTTGCCGTTTCTTTCCGAGGACTGAGAGCATCTTAGTTAGGGCCGGGATGAGATGTTCGGGTATTTCGAGATGGTTTTCGATCGCCATTACGGTACCTCGGTCTTTCGTACTATGCATGGTTGGAATGAAAGCACCCTGTACGGTACGCTGGACGGTTCCGGGGCGCACCATTGCTGGGCTAATGCACGGATGCATGGTTTTTTGCGGGCGAGGGTTACATCACATGTGACATATGAGGCTATTGCTATATGGGTAGTATAGCCTAATGATCTCCTTGTGTAATAGGGATATGGAATAACCGTACAAACCATACATACCGTACATAATGATCAAGGAATATACAGTATGTTCTACTTAGATATAGTTGGTGAACCGTTAACACTACCGTACAAGACAATCGTACATTCGGGACTGTGACTTTAACGCACCTCCAATCCCGACCATACGATACCCTGTGCGTTCCGGCCGCGATGGTAACCCTTCCCCGATAGGGAGCGACCGAAGGCAGTTTGAGTGAGCTTACGGGAACCCGTTTTAGCCTGCCACTTTTCGTATGCGGTGAATAGATTCGCTGCCGTGGAGCTTCGATCTGGGGCCGTAATGCAGTGCTCGCGAATGAAGGCGGACACCGGATCCATTTCGTCACGGAGTTGGCGGTTGGCGCTGGTAACCGTTGATGGTGCATGTAGACCATGCTTACGGTAGGCCTTATAGCCTTTGAGTAGCCACGTTACGATGAAGTCCGCCTCAGCGTGTATCCGCTGGCCGATGTTACGATCCCACTCCTCGCGGGGTAGTTGAACGTCCCACGGTACGAGCTGGATTCGCCGCCAAGCTCCTTCGTTGGTGAACGTGGCAAAGTTTGGCGGTGTATTCGTGGTGGCGATGATATTGTGCGTTGGAGTAAACGTGAAGTAATCCTCTCTCATCCTACGAGCCTGGAGGGGCTCTTGGCTGGTGAGCTGCTTCAAGAGCGTTTCGTTGATGTTCCCGATTTCATTGGCGAATACCAATCTGCGACCGGCCAGGTTGGCAATGCCCGTGGGATGCTCATCTGGATTACTGAGGATGCGACCGTCCGAGTAGGTAGCATAGTTGCCCAGCGCGAAGTCAATTATCTCGTTGAAGGTCGATTTTCCGTTGGCACCCGTACCTAGCTCAATGACGATAAGTTGCTCCGTTACCCGTCCTTCGAGCATACACCCTAGCAAGCGAGAGATAAAGGAGCGATTCGTGGCCGCTGGCTGAACCCGGGTAAGGAACTGCTTGAATATCCGACCGTGTCCGTTGCTTAGCTGCTCCGGATGGTAACTACCGGTCGTCATTTTGCTGAGCATTAGCTTCGGGTCGTGGGGACCTACCGTGAATGTGTTGAGGTCGAATACCCCGCTGGGAGTATTGAGCAGCATAGGGTCACTATCGAAATCCTTAGGCATCCGGACAAACTGCGGATGGCTACTGGCAAGCTTTATTACGGAAGCGATGGAGCCACCTGACTCGTGGGCCAGTGCGGCTGAGCGGAACGGTTGCTTACCCTTCTCGTCAGTGATGGTCTCCGAGACGTCCGTCATATGCCGGACAAGCCGGATGGTCGCTTCTTGTATCGAATTCAGGTCGTCCTGACGCCAGCGCTTTCCGTCCCAGTGTCGCCACTGGTGCCAGGTAGGTATGTAACGGTACTCATCGGCCGCGAATATCGCGAGACGCTTTGCATATCCGGTGTTGGTCCACTGCTCTTCGGGTAGGGGGTCATGGAGCACCTCGGAGTTTCCTTTCCGCACCGTTCCAGTGTCGAAGGAAGTCGCGTTCCTCGTATGGTCGCTTTCCTGCTTTGGGGGTCGTGTTATCTACTACCTGTTGCCATGCTTGACGAGCGTACTCTTCGCTGGATGCCCACCGACAAAGGGACCAAACAATGTCCCGCAGAGTATCATCGTGATTTTCGCTATCCGGAATACCCTCACGGCGATAGCGCTTGACATCGGACCGGGAAAGACCGTGGTGACCGGTGGACGCCACTGAGCTGGTTGTTGATCGCACTACCGGAGGGTGGTCGTCCCAGTTCGCTAGGGTGTCATAGATGGCCGGTCCATCGTCATCCATTGCCGGAGACCATTCTAGCCAACGGTATGGTGCGATCTCCTTAGTGACCTTTGATCGCTTCTTTGACGGAGGGATGAACGCAATGCCGAGGTTGCCTTGGTAGTCAATTCCCCTAGCAATAGGACGCTTTCTTCGCCCTAGAGCATTGACGTAAAGGTGGTAACCTCCGCTGGGAGTGGCTACGACACCTTGTACCGTTAGGTGGCCGCGCTTACCGATGGGATGGGCCGTGGCTATGTGCTCGAGGAACTCACTGAGCAGGCCTTGGTTCTGAGCGTCAAAGTCAAAGACATCGTAATTGATGCCTGTTCTTACTGCTAGGAGATCACCTTGGCCATTGAACCAACGGTCGAGCCGCTGGTCGCTGGAATGCTGCCAATCCTTCTCAAGCGAGAAACCTCCGTCCTTGTGCAAGAAAGCGAGGACGAATGGCGAGTTAAGCTGCTGTGCTATGTCGTAATCGGACTTGACAAAGGGCCAGGATTCATGTAGTCTTGGCAGTGTAGAGACCTCCTTGCCGCACCCAAGGGGGGACTGGGAGCGCTTTCCAGCGGGAAACTGGAAGCTCCGTATGTAGAAGGGTCCGGGTACTGCCTCCCCCGGGCCCTTTTACTATCCCGGTGAAAATCAAAGCTTACTACCAGTATACCCGCAAAGGCATGAATTGTCAAGATTGAAAGGCCGGGTCCAAGTAAAGCACCTACGGGCAGCGCTATTCTGTGCAGGCCGGTCAGGACGTAAGCGGTGGTGCGTTCCACATATGAATTGGTGACCCTGCTGGCAGGATAACGAATATACGAATAAACTCCGCCAAACCTCAGCGTACGTGGCGGGCAGCATGCGATGCTATGGCGTAGTATGTCGCTTCAGGAGGAGGGCCTGCCCGGGAGGTGCTGCCTGGCAAAGCGCCAGCTCAGGGCGCGTTTGACCCTTGGACTGGGTGCCTGGTTGGGTCAGGAAGAAGCGCCAGCTCAGGACACGGTACGGGGCCAGGCAGGGGCCCTGAGGCAATCCACCCGAAGCACGCCATCCTCCAGTATAAGCGAAAGCAGCGTAGAATAGCGGTGATACTACGCCAGCCGTGCGTGGTATGGCGATATAAGCGGACATAGTGTCGCTTACACCAGCCCCGAAGGCTGGGTATTCGTAACCCAGCCTTTCAGGTGGTATACTGGTAGGTGAAAGGGAGGTGCGGAATGCCATTCCGGAAAGACACCGAGCACACGATCACTCAGGTGATTGAAGCAGCGGAGAACCCCGATCATCTGCTAGTGCACAACCGGTGTGCAAAGCACAATCGGGAACGCGTCACGGAGGTTCCGAGGGAGCCAGCGATACCGTCCAAGTATTGGCCAGCGCTAGGTAACACGCAAACGTGGCAGGTTACCGATGAGCTTTGTGCGGAGGAGATGCCTTGGTAGCAGCGCATAGGTAAAGCGCCACACCCGGTTTCACATGAAACCTTAGCATTCGGTTTCATGTGAAACCTGGGCTACCTTGCGTGATCGGGGTCCCAGTCATCCAGGTCGCTGGAACCGGTATCACCCGGGTCGTTCCGATAGCGTCCAGCGATATAGCCGCGCATCCACGCGATCTGTTCCCGGGTCACTTCCAGCCCTCCGATGCATTCCACGCCCACCAGTCAGCCGGCTCGATAGCGTCCCAGTCCTTTCCGTTCCAGTTGGCGGGGCTGGGAATGCTAAGCTTTACGTACAGGAACGCGTAAAGCGATGAGCACACTACGGGTTCGCGATCCAAGTTGGTACCGTGGCGATCCCATAGGTGCTGGATTGCCTCCGCCACTTCCGGCAGGTGCAATGCCGAGGCGGTGTCATCGGTAATTGCTGCCCAGTCATACGCGTCACCTAGCAGCAGCTTAGCACCCGTGGCAATGCCAGCACGCTGCTCCGGTGTCTTTGGCTGGCCGGCGTTGGTATTGCCGAGACGTGCCTGTGCCGCGTTCTGGTAGTGCCGGAGATCCGCCCAGGCAACGCCACCGGGGCGTCCTTCAATGCCCCACCAGACATGCCGCTGGTCCACCTTTACGACACCTACCACGTGGTTTACGCCAGCTGGCTTCCCTTCGAGGGCCGCGCCGATGCGAATGAGTTCGCTGGCTAGTGCGTTGCCGGTATTCACCGCCCACACGTCACCTATGTTCGCGGTAGTGATTGTCGCTGGTATCACGCTTCCCACTTCCTTTCTAGCATTAGGATTAGCGCATGCTCCGGAGCCCGTGAGTCCCGGACGGATAGTACCCGGTAGCCATCCGCCCCGTTAGCGTTTAGCACCGCCTCGAGTTTCCGCTGCTCCTTGTCACCGAACGAAGGATCCTTTATCGGGTACTTGACGACCTGATACGAATACAGCTGTCGCACTGTTTGCTCCTTTCAGCAAACGCGTTGCAGGAAACGACACCCGATCATTGTTCCCTCTTCATTGCGCACTTCGATGTACGGTGCGAGAAGGTCATCGCGCTTGCACGCCAGAGCTACGACAAGCGAAACGATGAAGTCCGTTTGCGCCGTGCGGATAGGTAGGTCATGGACGTGTCCGTACTCAACGAGTTCGTATTGGCGTCCACTCCACCGGGATAGCTGCGAGCCCAGCTCGATCATCGCTACCCTGGCGACAGTTCCGCTAGGAGGGATCACTTCCTGCGGACCTTCCTCCGGCATCCGATTCCCGTAGATCGCTATCGGATGCGGGGTTAGGTTGACTAGCACTTCAGCCCTCGTTTCCGGGATCGCAGTAACCTACCGGACAGAGTAGCCGGCAGGCCAACGTGTGGCCGCTGGGTCGGCAGTGCGGACGGAACGGAATTGCTCGGTACATCGCGATTAGCACGGTAATCACGGGTCGAACACCTCCCTATAGCAGGTTAAGATAGTAGAGAACGTTGAATGCGGACACCCCTAGTACAAGAATCGCACCGCCAATCAGTTGCAGCACTATCGGCCAACGTGGCTTACGCATTACGCCATCCCCATACGTGATGAATATGACGCTTACGGCCCTCGCAGGTGCATTCGTCATGCTGCGGAGGTTCGGAATCGCTGAGGTAGCTGATGCCGACAGTGCTGCAGATTCCGTAGGTCACGGTCAGAACTTCCCAGCGGCTAGTGCGGTACGACAATAGTAGGGCGTGTTCAGTTCCAGGCAGTGCACGAAGCCAATGTCATGCGCCGTTAGCGTTTCGGTAGGTCCAGTGGGCCCGCTGGTATCGGTCGGTGTTAGCGTTAGTGTCCCTACCGGCGTTAGACAAGCTGAGGTCTTCAACACGCCATAGGTGACGCAGATCAAGCCACCGGGCATCGCGTTCCCGTCCCCTCCGGAGTACAAGCCATACAGGTTCACCCACGCCATTGGTGCGCCGTTCTTGTCGGTGATCAGCCACGGCGTTCCGGGATTCTGCGCTCCGGCCACTATCTTCTGTCCGACAACCGAATCCGGAGTGGCCGGCATTGCCGCACAGCTAACCCACGTACCCGGACAGCTGGTTGTGTCGCCCACGGCAGCAACGGTACCCGCAGTAGGGGCGGAAAGCAGCATCGCTGCTGCAGCAAGCACTGCTCGAATCATATCAGTTTACCTCCGTGTCGGTATTCCCGCGTTCGATTGTACGCGGCTTTGCGTTCGTACTCGAATTCCAGATCCACGCCAAAGCGACGACAGTAGTCCAGCAACCGGATAAAGAGATCGGCGAACTCACTGCCCACTCCCTCCGGCTTGTTCGGCGTATTTCCGTCCCATTCCTCGGGAATTTTCGTAGCGTCCTTCACGCCCCACCGGCGGTAGGCTTCGAGTGCCTCGCTGGCCTCCGCGTGTAGTAGCGCAATCGCCTGCGGGAACGGCACCTCATCGTCGTACCAGCCAATCTTGACGCAGGTATCGTAGACCTCCCCGGTCATTTCCGCTAGCGTTTTACCAGTGCCGATCCTGCCCGCCGGATTCTCCGCCATAGTAGATTCCCCTTCCCTCAGTAAAGCCGAAGCCGCTTACGGCACGGCATTCCTCACACACGACCCAGTTGCATTGCGCATTAGGCGCAGTACTACAGCGGTGCCGCTTAACCCTAACGGAACCGCACGCGAAGCACTTATCCGGAGCTGTCGTTGCCAAGCTTGCGCCCCTCCGGTTCCCACGGTCCAATCGGACACCACGGGTTATGCCAGACCCCAGTAGTGCCGCAGCAGGACGGACCGCCACGCCTCATTCCGGCGGCATGCTCGCTGGCTATGTCCGCGCTGAACTTCGCTAGTCCCTCGCTGCTCATCCTTCCGGCTGATTCCCGCGCCGCGTACCACTCGCTACGCTTCATCCCTGACCTCCGTGGGCGATGGCTTCCCGCAACATGCGGGCGCAGTCAGCGAAAGCCGAGGACAGGTCGTTCTCGTTCTCGAAGTCCATGCGCCGGCCAGGGACTCCAGCACCGGGACGGGGATCACGGCGGCCTCGTCGCCAAGACCGGGCCAGTCCGTGCGGACGAGCACTGTCACGTCGGTCGGATCGTAGACGTGATCGCCGATCCGGTAGCCAATGATGTTCATCGGGCCAGCTGATGTTCGAGCGTTCCCTCGGGAAGGAACTTCCGCGGATCATTCGGAACGCGTTCGGGCTCGTCAAGAATCTCGGGCAGCAGGTCATACGCACCGCCGGTAAGGTTAGCAACAAACCGTTCCAGCACTAGCCGTGAGACCCGGCCGCAACCCTTCACGGGATGAATCCACCAGCCGTACTTCTGACCTTTCGTCCACCCGCTGGTTACCTTCTTCCCCCGGCGTCCCGGTGCCTTGCGGGTCTGACTGCACTCGCACGCATTCACCGGCCTACCGATCACCCACTCGACCTCAGCATTCACGAGTAGGTCAGGAACGTCTACGTACGCCTCCGGATCGCACACGATCCGCGCAAGTATCTCGGCCTCTTCGTTGCTCTTGAAGCTAAGTAGTACTAGTCTCGCCATCGTTTCCCGCACCTCCGCTGGTTACTTGATCAGGTAGCTTTTGATCTCGGCCTCCTGAAGCACGAGTTCAGCCTCGGACTCGGCGAACTCCACGGTCTTCTCGAACTCCGGGTCCCGATCGCCTACGTCAATCACGATCTCGCACTGAACTGTCACCGTTGCCATGGTTCCCACCTCCAGCTATAGTATAGCCGCACTTTAAAGCACTGTCAATGTCACGGGCGGTTAGAATCCGGCGCCGTGACAGTCGCATTCCGGAACGTCAGTGAGCCACATCAAGATAAGCCGACCGGTACGGTAATCGGACATGATCGCTGGACCGTCCTCAATGATCAGCACGTGACCTTCCCGCAGGAACGCAACCACATGCGGCTTCAGCTTTGACTGCATTAGCTTGCGCCGGGCGGCTTGAAAGCGTCGGTGCTCGCGTTCAGCGGCACGCTGAGACATTCGCTGCTCCCACGAACTCATGTACGTTGACTCCTCAGCCTCGCTAGCATCTTCCGGTACGACATAACGCCAACGAAGCCGCCGTGCACCGGATCCTCGACAATTCCAACGGCCTCGTGACCGTAGTGATCGAGGTTAAGCTGCTGCCATTCCTCGGCGGCCTCACGTGACGGATACCGAGCCGCAAAGCTCTCGTTGAGGTTGAGCGCCATGGTCGGCGGAACGAGCTTAGCTGCCTCACCGATTGATATGCGTATCGGAGCATCGTACTTGAGCAGCAGCTCCTCCTTTCGTTCGGCGAACTCGTCAGCGCCGCTGGTAATCGCTGCGTTCCATGCGTTGCGCATCTGCTCAATCGCCTCGCTGGAATCGGCGTTCGCCGCCAGCGGAATCTGCGTGTCGAGCCACTCATCGAACGTTCGTATCATGCCGGGTCTGCCTCCGGGGTTACGGAAATTTCGAATGGCTGGTCGGGGTCCAGCGAACCTGCATAGGCAGCTAGATCTTTCACGCTGCGGACTGTCGCTGGAGTTGCCACGATCTTGGCTTGCCGGGTATGCGTTTGTCCTACGGCGAACTGCGAGAGTAGATACTCGGTATCCTCACCGCCTTGAATTGCGTGGCATAGGTCGCGAACTCGGCACATCCGGCAACCGTCCCACGGGAAGTTCGGATAGATTCGGGGATCGTGTGCCATCTCCATTGCGATCGCCTGTGCCTGATCCCACCACTGCTCAATCGCCACCTGCGAAATCGGAATGCGGAAGCGAGTATGGAATGCGGAGTCCGGTGAGAGGTCGCGTTCCTTCAATCGCGATAGCAGCGGTGCGTAGGCCGGATGTGCAAGGACGGACATATCACCGCCGTAAAGCTCTAGCAGGTCGGCACGGTAAATCGCATGCGTGGTATCAATCCACGCGGAAGACAGCGTCCCGTCCTTGAGTACGTTCGGACGCAGCGGGGCCTTCTTTCGCAACCCGTCATACAAAGCGTAACGGACGGGCTTCTTAGTGAGTAGCTGCAGTGCCGCTGCGTATCCGTAGATCTGATGGTTGAACCGCCAATCTGTCTTGTTCGGCTTGCTCTTGTAGGTCTTGATCTCGCCAGGAATCGGATTTCCGTCGGCGTCCACTAGCACCCGGTCAATCGTTCCCACTAGGAAGATATCGTAATCGGGAACGAGCGGAATGCGAAACGTAACCTCTGGCGCCACTATTCGGTAAGGCTTCGTTGGCCGCGTATAGCCATATCTCGCGAAGTACGCCTTGATCATGCCGAGGACCATATCGCGCTCTTCGGCTAGTGCGGTCCACTCCTGCGTTGATAGCTCGGCCCCGATAACTTCACGGTATTGTACCTGGAGCTGATCCACGGATTGCTGGAAGTAGACCAGCGCACTGGCTTCGGGGTCTGAGCCAAGCGCGTGCGAAGCCAGTGCGTAATGCACGGCGGACCCGATGTTCAGCGCGGCTACCGGCATACCGATTCGGTGAAGCGACTGGCGACTCGCGGAGGTAATGTCCCACGCCCGGCGACACCGCTGGAACGAGTTAAGCTCGTTTACGCTGACTTCGAACGGTCGTCCCCTTACCGGTCTTTCCCGCGCCTCCGGAACTTGCTTCCACCGTGGCGGGAGCACTATCTCCCCGTCCTTCGTCAGTGTCTTCATTCTTCTTCGCGACCGCCTTCATTCGCTGCTGCATGACGTAGTCACGCGCTTCTTGTAGCTCGACGAGTGTCGGTCCCCAGCACGGACCTTCATACCCCGCTGGGTGCCCGTGCTTCCGGTGGAGCGCCCACGCCTTCTCGTTCGTTGTTGTAACGGAACGGTGAGCCTCCACGCCTACGCCAGAAAGCTCTCTTCGCTGCCTTGCCTCGCCCATCAGTCAGCTATCCTCTTACAGTTCGGGCAGTACAATTCGTACCGCGTTCCGTGCTTACCGATCAGTGTACGCATGCTCCTGGCGCTTCCGCAATACTCGCACGGACCATACCACGCCATTCGCTGCTGCTCTTCGCTAGGCGGATGTACACGCGAAAGTCTACGCCCGAGATACCATCTGACCACTCCCATGCAATACAGTATAGCCGAATGTCTTAGTGAGGTCAATAGTTACTGTTTGGCAGCTAAGCTTTCTGGGTATAACGTAAGTATGGGCAGTCGCAATCGTATTAAGGACCCGCAAGCAGCTATGCGCGAGGCGGCGGAAAAGTCGCGTAATCGGACTCCCGGATCCGGTAACCTCGACGGTAGTCCCAGGCGTCGCGCAAGTAGTAGCGTGACAACGACTCGCGGCACGGAGCGTAAGCAGGCGAGACCGGAAGACCACGATTTTGTGATGTACGGCGAGCCTACCGACGATACCGATGCCGGTGAGGTGTTGCTGAAGGAGATCCGGCGAACGGCCGGCCACATCGAGTGGCTCCGAATCAACATCGCTTACTCAGATCCTGAGATGTTCGTGAAGAGCCTGTGGCTCAGGGGACGCCAGAGCGGCTTCGTACGTCCCGACGAAATCAACACGGACGACTGGTCACAGGCCGGTGCGCTGTGGGTCGAGATGTATCTCAACGAGAGAAAGCACCTCGCCTCAATCTGTCGTACGGCACTGGCCGCTGGACTCGAGGAGCGAAGAGTCCGTTTGGCGGAGCGTTTGGCTGAGCGCGTTGGCGAAGCAATTCGCGGAATGCTCTACGACCTTGAACTGGACCCGGACGATGACAAGGTTCGCGGCATCGTTTACAAGTGGCTCATGCAGGCACAGGGGATGGATAGTGCCACGCCTCCGCTGGCTATCGGGTCGTAGCCCAGCCGTTTACTAGATTAGTAACGTACGAACGACTAATATCGAAATCCTGAGCGATTCCTTTGTGTCTTTCCCCTGCTGCGGCACGCTTACGGATATTCGCAACGTCGATATCACTTAGTTTACGGTTCGTTTTACGTTCAACTCTCTGCTTAATCCTAGGAGGCTTGCGATCATACTTGAGATGGCAACGTCGACAGCGTGGGACGTAATCGGAAGAAGTGTCATCTCCGGACGTTCCACTCACCTGGGACCATTCGCTTTTCGGATCTCCGCAGTCAATGCACGGACCTGTGAGATACGCACTACCTCTACGATGATGTAGCAGCGCGTGACGCCTCTTGTAGAGTATCCGCTTCTCATCTTCCACATGAATTAGTATATCCGGTTTGTTAGCGTTTTGCAAGTGGATAAGCTGGGTACCTATCCCCTGTAAACCGCCCGTTCCCCCCGGACGGAGTCCCCGTTGGCACGAGTAGCTCGCGAGAAAGTCAAAGGAATGGTGCTGAGCTACTCGAACGCGCAAGAGACGGATCCACTGGCACTAGCTGCCTCGATGTTCCAGCCACGCACTACGGATACGTTCGAGAAGTGGTGCCGGGACCGGCTAGGAACGCAGCTCACCCCGTCCCAGCGAATGATCAACGATTCGATCGTACAGCATCGCTACACGGCCGTCCCGTCGTGCCACTCCGCTGGTAAGTCACGATTCGCCGGGATGAAGTGCGATCACTTTATCGACTCGCACACGATTGGATCGGCATTCGTCGTCAGCACGGCACCGACCAGCGCGCAGGTCGAATCGGTGCTATGGCGCGAGATGATCAAGGCACATACCCTCGCCGGTTTGCGTGGACGAATCACCCGAGGCGGTTATCCGCAATGGCACATTGGCGACGAGCTGGTGGCCTTCGGTAGAAGGCCCAAGGAAGTTGCAGCGTTCCAGGGTGTTCACGCAAAGTTCATGCTTATCGTCATCGAAGAGGCGGACGGAGTTCCGGCGGAACTCTGGCTGGCCGTGGATACACTAGCCGCATCCGGTCAGGTGCATGTGCTGGCGATCGGTAACCCGGACTCGTCAGATAGCCAATTTGCGCAGGTACTCAAGCCGGGTAGTGGCTGGAACGTTGTAACGATTGACGGTCTGCTAACGCCGAACTTTACTCGTGCGGCCGTCTCTCGATTCCCCGAGCTGATGCAGTACATGCGGGACCACGGAATACCGTTCGCTGACAATAGCGTCAAGGAGTTTTCCCCGCTGGTCCGAGCCGAATGGCGTGCCGCATTGCTGGACCCGGAGTGGGTCTATGAGCGAATGAAGCGCTGGAACGTTGAGCGCTTCGTTGATGAGGACGGTAACCCGCGCTGGCGCGAGCCCGCATTGTGGTGGAGTAAGGTTCGAGGAAGGCCTCCGGAGGAGGGGAGCGAAGGCCTGATTCCACTCTCGTGGGTCGAACGAGCAATGCGTCGCTGGAAGGAGTGGGAAGCCTCCGGGAGACCGCAGCCGGATGGTCGGCTAATTGTCGGTTGCGACATTGCCGATACCGGGAAGGACGAAACGGTTATGCCGCTGCGTCGCGGCCCCGTAGTTATGTCGTTGAATCGCAGTGCCCTGCAAGACACGGAGACCACTACTGAACGGATTGTCGGTCGGTTGCGAGCTAATGCCGGGTCGTCCGCCTGCATTGACGGTACCGGAATGGGCGCTCCGATCGTTAACCGGATCAGGAGACTTCAGCTCTCCGTGATTCCGTACGTTGGTGCGTCCAGCGCTGACGGAATGCGTGACGCAACCGGTGAATTTACGTTCGCGAACAAGCGATCGGCGGCGTACTGGCACCTGAGGGAGTTGCTTGATCCCGTAAACGGTCCGGACAACTTGTGCATTCCGCCGGACGAGGACCTTAAGGCCGATCTTACGTGTCCGACATGGAACGTCAAGACCGGTGCCGTGATCCAGGTTGAGCCGAAAGACGATGTCAGTAAGCGGCTGAGGCGCAGTCCGGACTGTGGCGACGCCGTTGTTATGACGTTCTGGCCGGATTCATCGTCAGTCTCGAAGGCACGAATTCACGGCTACGGTATCACGGAAGATTCGGTCGACGAATGGGCATACGTTGATAGCGATAAGTCGCCGGAGCTTGCACCAGTCACACCGGCGTTTACGAAGCGTCAGCGACGGGAACGCGCACACCAGCTGCAAGGCGAACTCGGAGTTCGTCCGAATTCGCACATCTTCGGTTACGACGAGCTCAACGTAGAGGATCCATTCTCAGTTGACGTCGATTGGATTTCCTAGTGCCTCCTAAAGCCTCTTCTAACGGTTACGCTGCGGCCGGCGGAAACGTCTCTACGGAGGCGGCGGCCAAGAAGGGCGACATTAGTGGGCTGAAGCTTCCGCAGCTTACGCCGAAGCAGAAGCGTCAGCTCCTCGGTACTGAGATTGGTACGCAGTTCGACTTCTACACTCGTCTCTTCGCGGCGTTCACCGGCGGCGATGTCTTCGAGATTGGCGAGTGGCGTGCCCGGGACATTGACGAGATGTTGCGCCGTGACGGTGACGCTCAGTCGTGTTCCGAGGCGCTAATCCTCCCGCTGGTTAGCACCACGTATACGATTGACGGTGTGAAGGGTGACACGGGGGAGGCGGAACTCGCTAACGAGCAGCTGATGAGTCCGCCGGGTGCCAACGGAACCGATCCCGGGTTCGACCAGGTCATTGCGTTGATGGCACAGGCGTGTATCTACCGCAAGACCTTCTTCGAGAAGAAGTGGGACCTGGAGGGCGGACCGAACAAGGTTAAGCTTACGAAGCTTGCCTGGCGACCAGCGTCAACGTGTGACGTAAAGCGGAACGAACGGACGGCCGACTTTGACGGCTTCCGTCAACGGGCTTGGTGGTTCGGTACATCACCGCAGAAGCAGAACGCCGCACCGGGCGGATCGAACTTCACCGGGTACCTGGACATTCCCGCGATGCGCTCGTTCGTGTACATTCACGGTCAGTATCGGAATCCGCTGATCGGTGCCAGCGACATGGATGTCGTTTACTGGGCGTATAAGCAGAAGCTCAAGATACTCTTTCTCTGGTTCCAGTTCCTCGAGCTGATGGCAACGCCTCGGATCGCGGCATACGGTCCGGACCAGCCATCGGCCGACGCAATTGCGTCAACGATCGCCCAGATGAAGGGTTCCGGCGTCGGTGGCTTCATTCGTCCGCCTGCGGGACAGAAGCTATTCGACGTCATTTCGTCCGGAGTCAGTGGCGGTGCGGAGTACAAGGACGCAATCGACTTTCTTGCGTCGTACCAGACCCAGTCCGTGCTCGCCGGATTCCTTCGCTTGCCCGCAGCAGCTGCGCTGGGTCGTGGCTCGTACGCCCTTTCGGAATCGCAGTCGCAGTTCTTCCTGCAGGCCCGTACGGCTACTGTCCGGGAAATGTGTGCCTCGTATACGAGAAACGTTATTGCACCGTTGATCGTGCTGAACCGGGGTGCGGATGCCCGGGTCCCGCAGCTTCATGCTTCGCCGCTGACGCAGGGGGATACGCAACAGATTGTCACGGCGTTCACTCAGATGGCGGTGGCACCGCAGCTAAAAGTCGCCGACGAGTACGTTGATCTACTTGCGGTTAAGACGGGACAGGTTCTCGACTTGCCAACGGCACAAGTTCAGGACGTTATCGCGAAGGGAGCGAAGATGCGTGCCGCGCTGGCCGCCGAGCTATCTCGGCAAGGAGCTCAGCCAGCGGCACAAGGTGCAGCGAAGATCGCCGGAGCAACGCAAGCTGCTTCCGGGCTCGCTGGAAAGCAGCTGCAAGCACAGCAAGGAGGTAACCAGTGATTAAGAAGATAGTGCTAGCTATTGCACTAGCGATCGCGCTGGCTGGGGCCGCCATTCCAGCGGCGCACGCATCAGTTCCAGCTCCGTTCACGTACGGCGGAGTGGTCTGGTGTCCGACCTACCAGGAGCAGAACGGCTGCAACACTGTTCAGCACCCGAACCAGTATTCGGTCAGCTTCGACCCGGCGCAGGTATCCTTCGCCGGCGTCCTAATAGGCGATGTCGAGGTTGTCCGCGTCTTCCTAGCCATGAACTCCGGTGCCACGCTTTCCGGGGCAATGAATACCCAGGGGAACGAGACCTGGACGCCGCCCGTCACGGTCTACGAGAACGTCTTGCTCCCGTGCAACGCATCCGGCCAGATCGAGAACTGGCCAGCGTTCTGGATGGACGGAACGGTCGGCTCCTGGCCCGCGCATGGCGAGATTGACCTCGTGGAAGGGCTCAGCGGGGGCATCGCTGGAGCCGGAGCTGCCTACTGGCACTACCATTACCTGAATGCCTCCGGGCAGAGTGCGCAGGTGGGCGGTAAGATTACCGCGTTTGTCTGCAATGCCTGGAATACCTACAGCGTCCACTGGACGGCTACATCGATCACCTTCAGCTTCAACGACAGCCAGGTCGGCCTGGTCAAGCAGTCGTGCTCGTCGCCGTGCAAGTCCATCGGGGTACCGATTGTTACCGACCCGATGTACGTCATCAACGACTACGGGGCGAGCAATACAGTGGGCGGCCCGATCGTTCCGAACGCGGCAATGGGGGTCGGAGTTCTCACCGTCACTTCAGGGTGACGCTTAGATCCGAGCGCAAGGAGGTAACCAGTGACTAACCCGCCTCAAGCTAAGAAGAAGCGGAAGCGACGGCTACCTCCTACGGCTCCGCCGCCAACTGGTGCGCTGCTTCAAGTTACGTCACAGCTCGTTGCTGCGATCGCTGCGATTCTGGCCGCCGCACCGTCGCCATTGCTTGCGTTTATTCCGTTGACCTACCTGTTCGTGAGCCGTAAGTTTGCGCAACGCGACAAAGCGGCGCTAGCAGCTGCGCTGCGAATACTCGAGAGTATGCCGCCGGAACCGGTTGAAGGTGGTACCGCTCAGCAGTACGTTACGAAGTTGAATGAGATGCGTCGAGCCGCCTACTTGATCCTGTGCTTTAACCGTTTGCTGCAAGCGTATAATGCCGGCGGAATAGCCGGGATGCAAGCGGCAGCTAGGACGGAATTGCGTTACTTTAACCAGCACGTCGAGGCCGACGGTTTGCGGATGCGTGCGGCGAACGAGATCGATCGTCTGGCCGAGAAGTACGGACCGACACTTGGCTGGTATGCGAAGCTTGACGGTAAGACAACGCAGGAATGTCGCGATGCTAACGGAAAGAACTTCTCCGCATCGAAGCCGCCAAGGATCGGCTGGCCCGGTGTCGTTCACGTCAACTGCCGGTGCAAGGCCGGACCGCCGCACCGCAACGCTATCGAGCTAGCCAAGCCCGAACCGCCGATCAAGTTCAGCTTTGACAAGCGCTTCCAGTGGAAGGAAGGCGAGCTACAAGAGAAGCCAGCTGAAGCTGGAGCCGAGGAGCCCGGGGATATGACGATTGAATTGCGCAATGGCGTTCCGTATCTGATCCCCGCTGGGGCCGCCGAGTGACCCTTGTCGATCTCGTTAACCCCGACGCTGGTGCTGACTATACGGAGGCATTGCACCCGCGCGGGTTCCACGGGCGTTTTTCGACGAAGGGTATTGCCAGTGGCGACCAGGCGGAGGATGCCGCCGACATCATTGCGGATGCACAGGAGGCAGCTCAGGACCTGCTCGAAGGTCGAGTGCATTTCACGCAGGGCGGACTTGGCGTGGAAGCTCAGGCGGCGTTGCTGTCCCAGCAGGAGGCCCGTGAGCTTCCTCGTAAGGTAGTTCACAACGCTAGCTTCGCGGTAGAGCCGACCGATAAGCGGTTGCGCCAGGTAACGACGCCGTCGGACTTCGTTCACCCTGAGACCGGTCACGCGATGGGAAAAAGCGAGATCGGTGATACGTTTGAGTCGTTGTTCGCGGACAAGGGTTCGCACCTTATCGTGAATAAGTTCGGCGGACCGTACCAGATTGTCTCGCATGCCGAAGGCGGTCCCCGGAACACCCCGCTGGACTTCGACCTCGATGATCTCTACGGTGGCGAGCTAAAGACGCTGAACGTCAACGCTAAGAGCCAGAAGACGGCGATCAAGAAAGAGGAGATCGACCGTAAGTACCGTGCCATCGCCGGTACCGGCAAGGCCGCACTGATGGTCGTCCAGGTCGTCGACATGAAGAACCGGACCGTAAACGTCTACTCGTATCCGGACTTCGCCTCCAAGATGGTCACTCGAATGGACCATCTCGGCTCGTATACGTTTACGCCTCAGGACTTCCGCAACGCTCAGCAAGCCAGCGGCCACTACGAGAAGCGTGAAGGTCGTGCCGTAGCTCAGGCGATCCAAGAAGCATCCGCTACGCCGACGCAAACGCCATCCACAACTCCCGGACCGAATATCGATTACGGTCAGCTCAGTCCGCCGGATCGTAAGCGACTTGATGCTGCGCTGGATAAGCAGCGAAGGCTCCTTCCGGATCTCGCCGGAGTTGCGCAGATCAAGATAACTCCGGGACTTGCGGAGAAGCAGGGAGAGAACGGCAAGTACACGTTTGCTTCTAAGACGCTGGAGCTCGACCCTCGTATCTTCACCGAGGATTCCGCAGCATGGCACGCGCAGGCCGAGGCGAATGGCTACCACCCGAAGACCGGTGCGAATAGTGTAGATTACGAAGTTGCGCACGAGATCGGTCATGCACTTGACGAAAAGTCGAACCCGCGCGGAGCTGCGTACGATGCTGCTGGCGAAGCATATCCCGGGATTAAGACCTTCGGTAAGCTCCGACCGAACGGTCCAGCGGTAAGTCATTACGCCGGATCGAAGAACTCCGAGATCGTTCCTGAGCTATGGGCGGAGTACTCACTCGCAAAGAATCCACGCCCGGAAACGCAGCAGGCCGGCGAAGCGTTCCTCCGTTCCGCTGGGTACGGCCAGCAGCCGACCATCGCGAAAGAGGGTCACGGCGAGCTGCTAAAGAAGCGTACCGAGGCTCGTAAGCTTTATCCGCCGGGACACCCGAAGCGTCTCGAAGCTGAGCGGGCCGTACGCCAGAGTCGCAAGGAGTTCAAGCAGGGCGAAGGCGGCGACATTGAGGGACGAGTTCCGAAGCCGCCCGTACGGGATTTCAAGGTCGGCGATGAGGTCGTTAACAAGCTCACCGGAAGCTCTGGTACGGTCATTAGCGTCCGTGGAACTGGACCGCGTCAGTACGTAGAGTTCAAGATAACTAACGGACTCTCCTCTACTTCATATGCCGAGAACTTGCAGTTGAAGGGTTCGCGGGTTCGGGTACAGAATTACAAGGTCGGCGATAAAGTTTTCGACGCGAAGCGCGGTGATATTGGAACCGTCGTACGTGTCGATAATGTTACCGGACCGCGTCAGTTCGTAACGTTCCTTGACGAAACTTCCGGTACGCATCGTTCGGCGTATGCCGAGAATCTACGACCTGTCGGTGAGGGTACCGAAAAGGGTCCGCAGACGCTGAAGGGCTTCAACGTTGGTCAGTGGGTTCGCATTAAGGGCTCGGATACATCGGGTACAATTGACCGCTTTACGAATATGGGCGAAGCCGTCTTTAAGGACAAGAGTGGCCGTCAGCACTACGTGATGACGAAGCTACTTACGTCCGATCCGTTGTTCAGGTCGCCACAGGGCTGGACGCTGGACTTCGTTTCTAACGTTACTCCGCAAGAGAAAGCGATGATGACGCAGCTGGCTATCGAGTCAGCTAACCGTCAGGAGAAGCTGCTTCCCGGTAGCATGAAGGGAATCCAGTTCGTCATCGACGATCCGGCTCGTACGTATTTCGGAGCGCTCGGAAATAAGGACTCCGTTGCTGCCTACACCGAACAGGGTACCGACAAGATTGTATTCCACCCGCGGAACTTTACGACCGAGCAGCTATATCAAACGAAGCTTAACCTCGGCGGCTGGTGGTCCGGGGCCGATCATACATTCCAATTCCACGACCAGGTATTTGCTCACGAGGTCGGTCACAAGATCGCGAACCATCTCGGACAGGATAGCGTCCCGCTAAATCAGTCATTCTGGGACAAGATCGGCGAGCTTCTCGGCGTTCAACCTCCGAATCTTTCGTACTCGACACCGGGCGGAGGCGTCTCTCCGGCCGGCGGTCTGAATCGTTGGTTTGAGGGTAGCGACGTTAAAGAAGCGATAAAATCGCAGGTATCGGAGTACGGAGCATCGCACCCAGCGGAGCTACTTGCCGAGCTTTGGTCTGAGTACTCGATGAAGGAGTATCCGCGCGGTCCGGCTGAGGGATACGGTAAGTATATCGGCGGGACGAAGGATGCCGGGTATGAATATCCGTACAACCAGCCGCAGTCGCCGGAGCCGCAACCGACACCCGAACCGCAACGTAAGATCGATATCACGAACACCGTTGCCTATCGAGATCTAGTTGCGCGTTGGGATAAAGAGATCGCTAGGGCCCAGCGAAGTGGCGTGCGTGCGGCGGTTCGCAAGGCGATTAATGACCGCGATTCCGCAATTAGGAGACTAATTGCACGGTCAGCTGCGACGCAAGCTTCGAGACGACAAGCATTGCGTACGGGTACGAAACTAAGGGGAACGAAATGACGGTTAGGTTGCCGCCGGGATTTAAGATCCCGGGATTCGAACCAGGTGCGATACTGAGCACCTCAACAGCAGCGATCAAGGCGGAGGAGGGCCTCAATGGCGGAGAAGAGTTGGCTGGACGACGGACCGATCGGAGAGGCCGTAAGTCGGACAGCAACGGTACCGCAGGAGCGCCGGAGCGCGGCACACCCGGAAGCGATGCTGTCGCACCAGT